TTTTCACACCATTGTCCATAAGTTGTCCTCGATTCTTTATAGAGTTTCTGGTTTGGGTTAGTAAATATAAACCTGATATCTAAATCAGGGTGTTGCTTGTTTATCAGTAAATGTTTGGCTCTATCAGAAGCCAAGAATCTACCTTTGGTTTCTATGTATATTCCATATCTCTCTGACTTTGTTAAGTTATCTTTCTTCTTGTGTACTAAGTAAAAATCAGGTGTATAAGTTTTCTGATTAGGTATGTAGGGGATACGTTCAGGTTCATAGTACCATTCACATTCGGTACTTTTTAATCGCTCCCCAATTGCCACTTCTAACCCTGAACGATACCCCCTAGCGATACCATGCTTCCAATGCGGAGTGACTTTAATTTTCATGTTTCCCATACAAATCACTCGCACTAAGTAAACCTTTTAACATTGTTAAGGTAGTCTTTACCGTATAAAAACTGTCCAACGGATAAGATCCTGTATGTAATACTTGGTATAAATCTGCTACAAGTCTATGGACTACCTCAGGTTTACACTCTACCAACTTCCTATACACCTCCTCGGATTCCATTTGCTTGAGATCCTCATAACTTGGCATATTTAGAAGTCCTCCCCATCAACATCTTCGGGAGCATCCTTGCTGTCATTTACAACACTATTGGTAAACTCATCACCCCACTCAATGTTATCTCCAGAGGGGTCATGATACTCTACCATATCCAAGACTCTCACCTTTCGGAGTCTGAGTGTAACTCCACCCCCACCCTGATCGAATGGAACGGCTTGATAGGCAATCTTGATCTTTGATCCTGCACCTATAGTAGCCTCAATACGTTGACCCTCTTTGTCCAGTAAGACCGGGGATTGGGTGAAGCTTCCCTTTCGGGAATTAACAACTGACTTCATTTTAAACTGACAAACCATGTTACCTGTATTGTTCCCTTGGTCGTCCTTCTCAGGCTTCAAAGGGTTATGCTTACCTCCATTCATAAGAGGATTTATTACTGCACCTAACTTCCCTGATTCCTCTTTAGTCATTACCAATTTTACATGGTAAATACCGTCCTCATCAAAGCGTGTATCTGGCTTGTTAAGCCAAGGCCAAGATGCTGTACCTACTGGTGAAACGTGCATTGGAAATTGATTATTCTTTGCCATATTATAATTCTCCTTTGATAAAGTTTTCTGCACCACCGAATTCTGGAATCTTCTTGTTTTTACAATCTACTCTGATACGATCTACAATGTTCATTAACTCTGCTATTGTTCTATCCTTTCTGAGTTTATTGTTATACATACAGTTAAACACACTACAGAGAATTACATATTTCTCTGCTTTAGAGAATGACTGTAGGGTATCTACCACTTTCATCATTCCCTGACCTACATTTTTACCATCTACATTAGCTAAAAAAGAATTCTGCATTTCTTACTCCTTCTATTTTTAGCTTACCATATCCTTCAGGACTTGTCAAATTTATTTTTCCATTTTTTTCCTGTTCGTCCTTAAACCTTTGTAAAACATCCTCTTTATAGATCTCAATAAATTTTTCTCTCAAAACAATTCCAAGTTTCTCTATGTCAGGAGCATGAGTTCCAAAGCTGTCATGGACTACTGCAAAAGACTGTATATCCTGTTTATCATGGGCTTCTACGACAGTCTTCATAAGATGACAAGCATCCAAGCTATGTACAAAATTAGGAGCAATCCCATTGACCTGTTTATACTTATTCATTTTCTCTGAAGACCCACTCGCAGCCCATAGGGAAGCCATACGTCCATTGATAACCGTCTTAACCTCCGATACGATAGACTTCATATACTTTTGTTTTACCAAGAATCCTGTAGGTAAAGTCCAGTAGATTGGCCTATCCAGAACATTAAGTTCTCTAGCACAATCCTGTAGCCACTTCATACCGTATCTGGCAGAGACTACCACTTCACCTATAGCTTCATAGATAAACTTGGAGATATACTTACAATGTAACCACAAGTCTTCTCCTTCTTCTATCCCTTTAAAAACTTTCCCCTTGTCCTGTTGTTTCCTGATCTCCTCAAAGAGTTGATCTCTCATACCGTATAGAGTTGCTCCATAGGGAGTTGTCATTACAGGACGTTTCACCAAGGATCTATCCAAGTTATTTTTAGAGATCCATATTTCCTTGAGTCTTTTAGTCTCTGGATTGTTGTCTTTAGTTATTTTTTCAAGTGTAGCTTCTCTTACAATATCATAGATATCCTGAGGAGTTTCCCTATCAGTAAGGTTAACTGCTTCTCCTCCCTTGTCATCTCTCAGCATAGCGGAGAAGTGTTGTAATCCATTACAAGATCCATCTATAGTAATTGGTAGGTGAGTGACCCACTTGGTTCCCCATTTCCCTAAGTCCTTGACTCTTTCGTATTCAATACAAGCTCTAAGGAACTGCCAAGGTTTTGATGCTTCCATCCACCAGTATTCTGAGAGAGGATTCCTAGCTATCTTCAAGATAACATCCTCGAATTTCTCTACCCATTCTACTCTATCTTCCAAGGAAACTTTATCATAGCCGTAGCAGTTGGCGAGGTGTACTTGTAACCAAGGGATTCCATGATCTCCTATGGGTTTACCTTCAGAGAACTCCAGTAAACCTCTGGCTGAGTCTTCTCCCTGAGGGTTAAGGAATGCAGTATTGGCATACATTCTCCCTCTAAAATCCAAGGTGTGAGGAAAATAAAATGCTTTCTCATCTTTGAACTTTCTAGTCATCCACATAAGCTGAGAGAATTGTATACGTTTGGTTTTTCTTCTGACATTATCGGAATGAATAACAGAAGCTCTACGCTTCCAGTCTATTTGTTCTTCCTTGGTTCCTTTTTTGGGAAAAGGTTCTTCCATGTTTCTCTCATGGAATTCGGGGATGACTGAGACATTAGCTTGGGAGGTAAACAAGGCATCCATAACTTTGAATACAACTTTATTAACTCTCCACCCAGTTTCCTGTACCGTATTTACAGCATGATAAACCTCGGAGAGATCCCTATTTTCCAAGTCTTTTATATAGGATTCGTCACTAGTCTTTATTAGGTTCATCCCGGTATAAGTGTAGTAACCTCCAACATATTGGCTACTCCATTTTCTAGGAGGGATAATACAAGGAAGTTTTACAGGAGAGAGTAATTCACAAATGGAATTCTTTTTATCAATCCATTCCATAGAGGCAGTCGTAGCTTCTAACCAGTAGGCTGTCTTAACAATCTGACCTTGAGCTGTATGTCTTTTTATCTCAAATAATTTAGTATGACTACATATTAATTCGCATAGGAGTTGACCCAACTGAATTCTCTTAGTTACAGGCCAGTTCTTCCACTCAATTTTAGCTTTATTACCTGAGTGTACCAATACTCTTTTTTGTCTACGGTAATTGGTAGTTCTCTTGGATAAATCTCTAGAGACTACCCCGAATAGAGCTGGGTTAAAATCCTTAAAACTTCTGAATCTTGCCTCATCCTCTATGAATGATCCTATTTCTTGGGCTACCCGGACTAACCTTATAGGGGTAGACAAGTGATTCACACAAGCTTTAAGCGCAAGGAAAGCTATAACATCACTAGGGAGAGTAAAAAGTTTCTCTATGGTTTCAGCCGTATGGTTACTGGCTTCCCCAGACATATACCCATGTTTGATCTTGTCTATTTCCTTGGAGATCCTAGTAATTCCCTTTCGGATAAACTGTATTCCAGCAGGGGTAGTAGATTCATGCTTTCCCTGCTTGGCTTCCAAGTTTTCCCTACGGTATCTTACTACCCCTAAGTCCACCATTTCTTTTTCTAAATCTTTTTGTCTCTGTAGCATCTGATATAATCTATATAAATTATTAATAATCCAGCATCAATTAGAAGGAATCCCAATTGAGAAGTATAGATCCACCAACTTATCCAACAAGTTTGACATCCCAATCCTACGATTCCCCCTAAGTGATGCCCTATCGCTACCAGTCTAACCGAAGTTAGAGCAAATAACGATAGGAGAATTTCTATAAAAAATGAATTTTGTAATACTAGTGATTCCACCTATTTTCCTAGGGTTTAATTGTTATCCCGGTAGTTTGTACTTTTACTAATTCCCTGATCTCCTGTTTAAGTCTAGCTTCTAGGAAGTCCAAGGCAGACTTAGATACTCTTTCGTACTTATGGAGTCTCCTACTTTCAGACTCATGGGCAATCATAAGAATGTAACGTTTTACTTGAGCTCTGTTTAATAGACTAGCCATTTTCTATAAGGTCTCCTATGATAAAGTATAAAATTAAAGCTAACAGGTACTCCATTAGTCCTCCCTGTAAAGTGATTTTAGATAGACAATCATTTAACCTCCTTTAAGTTTACAGGTAACCATTGGTTAGGGTATCTGATAAAATTAGGCTCTCTCCAATCCAATACCATGTAACACTCTACCATGTAGTCTGAGTCTACCCTAAATAGTATCTGGTAGGGAGTTTCAAGTTTACTGTTGCATGGAATATTAACAGCATTATGACTTACTTCTAATCCATACTTATAGATAATCTGTACTTGTGTTGGTACTTTATTGACAGTCCAATCCACCATTTTATCTGGAGGAGGAATTGTCAGTAGAATACCAACTAATAGAGATTTCATATCTCAGTACTCCAATCAATCATCACTCACCTCCTTGAGTTCAACGCATTTCATATCGTCAAAATGAATCTCATCTTTGATGGTCTTCCAATCTGTATCGTCTTCTATCCAAGATTGCGCTCTATCCATAGCCGTGTCCTCGCATAGTTCATCATCAACATAAACAATACTCACTTGCTCAATCGTTCTTTTAGTTGTGACCTTGTAATATTTACTCATCACTCACCTCCTCTTCATCTTCATCAAAATGGTTTGCTTCAAGATTATTAATCATGTACCTCATGGCAAAACATTGAACGTCTTCACCATCCCAATATTCTGGGAAGTTAAACTTATCGCCTGCTTGTTTAAGTAAATGATACATTTCGCTAGGCATTACTGTCATCACTCACCTCCTTGAGTTCAACACATTTCATATTGTATAAATCAATTTCATCTTTCTCCTTCTTTTTATGCCATTTCTTGATTCCCTCTACAGATAATTCCCCGGATTGTGCTAGCTTCAGATATTCGTCATACAAGTCTTCACCGGGTTTCCCTAACTCCCGAATAAGAGAATAAATCTTATCTGATTCCTCCAGTCCTTTCTGGTAAGACTCTCGATCATCTGCATAGCTGTAGTAATAATCATGGGTACTTAGTAGGTCTTTAAGTAAAGCTAGTTTTTCCATAAGTTATCCCTTATTTTTAATATATCAGAATTAAAGTAGAAAGTCAAATATTAATTTGTACCCTAGTATACTGTAGGACAATGCCTACAGTATACTAGGAGTGATACTTATAACTCCCTATGATAATTACTAGGTTTTATACTAGTAGTCTCTCCTGTTTTTACATTCGTAACTTTTACTTCATAAGCTTTGTTAGCCTCGGAGATAAGAGAGAGATGATCCAAGTCATTCCTTAAGTCATCACTCAGGTTGTTATCTAGTTGGTCTAAGTTTAACTTGGGATCTATTCTCTTACAACCATAGTTTAATCTGGACATATTTAAGTCTCCTTTTAGTACTACTTAAGTTAGTTTTAGGTAACTATTAGTTACCCTTTAGTTTACTTCTACCGTTACTGATACGGTAGTATAGTATTACTTATCTATTACTTACTTAAGTTAATATTATTATAATTATCTTAACAAGTCAATAGTTAAGTAAACTCTTAGTAGGTGTTAACTTACAGTTAACTGTAAGTCTACCTGTAGTATTACTTATAGTATACTTATATGTAATTCTGGATTTTCTCATGATCTCTCTTTGTTTACTTGGGTTTAGCCATAGCTCCCCGAAGTTATCCGGGAAGCTATGGCTTACCTATTTCTCAATACTTAGGTTTAGATTGCCAATCAAGTCCAATATATCCTTGTAGAATCATAGCTCCCTCTACAACACCAGTGTTATGAGCTACAGACTCCAAAGGTCTTCCCTTAGTATCGTTTAGGTAGACTCTAACTTGTTCAGCATATTCTAGAGGTAAACTCTGATCATAGCGTCTTAAGTCTAAACCATCCGCTCTCTTTTCCGGTACTCTTGAGCCTGAACCCCTCACCTGTACTCTGAATCCTCCTCTCTTTCCCAGTTTTCTGAGGGCTTTTATGACTTCTTTCGCATCATCATTATAATTCATTTTCATGATATAGCGGTAAGGATGCTTGTTAACTTTGGTAGTTTCTACTGATTGATTTTCTTGAATTTCATAGTTGTCCATAATATACTCCCTGTTAAAGTTTATATATGCCCTCAGACCGTCTGAGAGCCTCTAGGTTGCCTTTTTAGCACCTACCCTAACCCACCCTATCAGTTATAGATAAAATGGGCTAGAATCGAAGCTAAGAGACTCTAAGAGGATTTTAACCAGTTACGATCAATATCGTCAACTCTTAGCTGTCTAACAATTTCCTCTAGATAACCTATAATTGCGTTCTTTTCTATAAGCTCTTTTTTGAGTTTATCCATATCGTCAATATATTGACTACAAGATTTTTCCTCTAAAAGTAGTTTCTCAATTAGCTTGTTTTTAGATACTTTTTTATAATACTCAATATTCCATTCCAACTCTTTTTGAAAGTCTGAATTCATTTTATTTTACCCCCATTAAATCATTAGCGATTGATACATTGTAAGTATTTTCTATCCAATGCCAAATTTTAAATTTATCAGTACCAATTTCCCAGCCTTTGAAATAAACTTGAATCTCATCGTTATCATTTACTGGTATATCTTCTAATGCTTCCCATACTTGTAAAGCTTGTTTAATGTTTTTCATTTTTATTTATCCTTTTCGTTCGTATTGTTAAAAACCCATAATAATTGTGGTATTGCTATTCCTAACAGCAGTACTACTGAAATGATTATAAAGATAGTTTCTGCCATTGTCAACCCCCTATTTCTTTTCGGAGAGTAATACTACGTTGATCATATCTTTAGCTATATGATCTAACCATCTAAAGTCATGAAGATCCCCGTATATAATGTGAGCTGTTTTATGCTTCATCCAAGCAATATCTATTTTTTCTTTAAATAAAACTGTTTCCCATTTATCCCAATCTGAATCTACAACAGCGATTGAAACCCCCTTTTTAGCAAGGGTGTTGCATTGATTTATATTGGTTTCGCTTGTTTTTTTATCATACTTGAAAGAGAATGTCAAGTGATAGTTTTTTCGGGGGTTATCAATATACCGTAAAACTTTCTCATAATCAGCTGTATAATCCCAAAATTGGACTGTAGGAAAAAGACTAAAAATGTTATCAGAATTTGTCCCGCATTTTGTAGGAATCTGTTCAAATTCCCAATCAATATCGGTGAAACCGTTTAGTCTAACCGCTGGTTTTTTCCCCTTTTTCTTAGCTCGTTTTTCAAGGTTTCTCAGCTCTTTTTTAATTTGTAATAAAAACTCTTTTCTATCATTTACAAAAAAATTAGTTTTAGCCTTCCGGGATTTGATAACGCTCGGATATACCTTTGCAAAGCCTTGAAAGGCTAGGCACGTTTTGATACACGACTTATAGTCGACACAGAAGTTTTTTGAAGGTAGCATTTGCAGAATTGTTGCTTCATAGTCTTGATGTTCTTTCATACTTTTATCAATTTTAGTATTGCTAGTAAGTAACTTCATAGTATTTTTTAAATCCTTTCTAAGAGTTAGTAATAAACAAGGTTTCATTTAATAAACCTTATAAAGCCCCCCATATTAGTTCTGAGGAGCTCGAAAGATCTACTTACTGATATCTCCAAGTATATAATTAACTGCCTTTTGTGCCTTGGCTGAGGCCTCTATAACCCATTTGGAATTCTCTTTACTTTTTAAAACTTTTAACCATGACTTAATGTAAGCCGTACTATTTTCCAAAGTGTTGTCAATTCCAGAATGAGCACAAAGAAAGGCCGCACCCAGCTCAGCCGTTAATTCTTCTTTACTATAATCATGATTACCAAAAAAATTAGTCTCTACAATCTCAGCTCTAGCTAACCTTTTTTCATGCCCAGAACTATGAATCATTTCATGAAATAAAGTAGAATAAAATTGAGGAACTCCCTTGAAGTTTTCCTTTTTTGGCATATTAATTTTATCAGTTAATGGGCTGTAATATGCTTTATTTTCTATAAAAGTTAATTCAGGTTTTCCAATATAACCGTTATAAATTTCCTCAGCCTTGTCTACCGGGTTGAATTTTAGTTTCTCAATTTTCCTAACTTCCTCAATCCTGGAATGGTTTAAGTTTTCGCATTGTTCCACATTGTACACCCTATAATATTTTAAGAAACGATAGGGCTTGCCAGCATCGTCAACCCTTTTGCTCTTAGCTGTTCCATAGTAGATAACGTGAAAAGGCTTGTTTCTTTCTTCAAGTTTTACAGATCCGTTTAACTGTTTAGCTTGTTTTTCTGTTAAGAAATATTTGTTCTCATAGTCTGATAAAGATAAAAGAAAAAAATTAATTCCAGTATACATTCGGTTTGAAATTAAATTTTTAGGTGTACCAAAGTCATGCCACGGTTTTTGCCAAGGTACGTTTCCATCTTCAAGTCCTTTAATAATCTTTTCTGTAATAATTTCATTCACTGTCATTTTAGTTGCCCCTTCCTTTGAAGTTTTCCCATGTAGTTGGTATGACAAATAGTTCCACATTTTTATAATTAGTAAGTTTTTCAAGAAAATTGTAAGTCTCTAAAAAACTATTAAACACCCTTTTATCAAACAAGTGTTTTCCTTTTGAATCTACTATCTTGTATTTGTCATTCATGGTTAATCCTTAGTAAAAATTAGTAATGAACAAATATTACCATAAGTAGATTATATGTCAACCCCTAAAAAGAAAAAAATTAGTACAACACAAAAAAACACTTTAATTACCCCGCAAAACATAGTGATAGTCTACTAGCAGTTTCCTTATGTTTCATAAAATATAACGCATAGTTTCCTTATGTTTCCCCATGTATAACGATAGTCTACTAGCAGTTTCCTTATGTTTCCCCATGTATAACGATAGTC